TGTAAGTTTATCGATGCTATTAAGCTAGATACTTCCGTGGGATTTCCGTTGGGTGGAAAGAAACGTCGATTTATCATTGAACATGAACCAACTCCAGATCATCCATGTAATAGGGAATTTGAACCCATCATACAGGATGAAATTAATCGTGTGGAGGCTCTATACTTACAAGGTAAAAGGGCCAATACCATAGCAAAGGCGTGTAAAAAGGATGAAATTTTGCCAGTAGCTAAGGAGAAATGCCGTATATTTTATGGCAATCCTATTGCTCTGACATTTTTGGTTCGTAAATACTATTTACCAGTTTTGCGTTTCCTACAAATGAACCCACTTGTATCAGAATGTGCAGTTGGGATTAATTGTTACGGACCAGAGTGGGACACGTTTTATAAACATGTTACCCATTTTGGTATGGATCGCATTTTTGGTGGTGATTATGGTAAATATGACCAAAAGATTCCTAGTCAACTTTTGTTGGCAGCACTACGTATTCTTATTGATATCGCCAGTGAGTGTAATTACAATGATCAAGACATTATTGCTATGAAAGCCATGGCAGCAGATCTTGTATACTCATTTATCGCTTTTAATGGCGATTTGGTTGGATTAACAACAGGAACTCACATCAGTGGTAATTCTTTAACCGCTGTTATGAATGGCATTTGCGGATGCCTTAATTTACGTAGTTTTTTCTTCACTGTGTACGATAGAAGTGAGGATTTCCGCAAAGCGGTACACATCATGACTTATGGCGATGATAATATTGGTAGTGTATCCCCAGAATATCCTCTATTCAACATTAAGGATTGTTCTGAATTCCTAGGAGAACATGGTCAGATTTATACCATGCCCGACAAAACAAGTGAGCTCAAACCTTACCTTGATGAGGATGAATTCGAATTCCTCAAGAGAAAGAGTGTTTACCACCCAAAACTTGGTGTTCATGTGGGAGCTTTACTTGAGAAGTCGATCTTCAAATCTTTGCACTGTTATATGCGTCCTAAGGGTGCACCATTGTCACCAGAACAAGCATGCGCGCAAAATATAGATAATGCGCTGCGTGAGTGGTTTGGCCACGGACAGGAAATTTATGAGGAGAGAAGACTCCAGATGAAACAGGTTGCAGCTGAGTGCAACATCACACATTTGTGCGAACAATTGGATTGGTCATATGATGATCATATCCGAAATTGGCACGTTAAATATTCACCTGACGCTATTGAACAATCGGAGGAACAAACTCCTATTTATACAGTTCAAAGCGGTATTGAAGATAATGAAATCGCCGAACTTCAATATATTCAAGCTATTGCAGATGTTCCTTGGCAGTTACGCGTTAAGGATTTTGCACTACTAGAATTTGGTGAAATTGATTTGTGCTTTCAGAATACTTTTGACAGCAGGCATTGCTATTTGATTGTTGAAGTCAAGATGATGGCGACGACTGTTGCAAAAAGGAAAGCTAAAACACAACTCAAACGGTGGGTTGAAGCGCTACATTCGCTTAATCCCAATGTGGATATTATTGCTATGTCCTACGTTGGTATGCAGTGGCGTGTACACCAT